CACAAGAGTCTCAAATTGATCATAATATATATTATCGGCCATTTGGACTTTTGCCCCTTCTAAAAAAGAAGGAGTAAAAATTGCAATTACTACTAATTAAACAAATCCTAAAACCTATAATCACTAGATGTGGTACAATTTTGGGTTCATCGCTTGCCGGTGCCGGAATTGCAGTTGGTACAACAGAAAGTATCGTTTTGGGATTTACGGCATTAGCCGGAGTATCGATCGATCTCATAACAAGGAGATGGATCAAATGAAATTAAAAGACATTATAATAGCAACAGTTGCCGGAATAATAATGGGTGTAGCCCTATTTTCTGATGTCTTAATGAATTCGGGAGTAATATAAATGGGAAATAATGATTTTGATTGGGGCGACGCAATATCATTCGGCGTCGGATACGCAACAGGAAACCCAATGGCGGCTAAAGCCGCAGGATGGGCATATGATGCGTATGACAACAACAAAAAGAAAAATAAATATACAGGCCACCCATCAGGTGGAACTGCCCCAGATAAAGGCGGTTATAATTTTGGCGATTTAGCCAATATAACAATGCAAGCCGCCGCGGCTAGAAGATCACGAAAAAAGCAAGCACAAGCAATGCAAAACGCAGGTAAGCTTGATCTAGGATACCTACGTCAAGAAGCTGAAAACAATGGATTTAATCCATTAACAGTTTTGCAATCAACAGGCGGTGCCGGAAGCACAAAATCAGCAAATGCAGGCTTATTAGCCTCGTCTCAATTTTGGGCAACATATGCTGACGGTTTAGGTGAACTAAACAACAGGCAATATGAGCAAGGATTAATAGACGCAAATAAAAAACCTGAAAAAACAGAACGAGAAAAGTTTATTGATCGATATAAAGTACCCTTATTAGTTCCGGTAACAACTGGAGGTATGAAGGGTGAAACAAATGTACTTTATCAGACAATAAACCCTGAATTAATGGAAACACGTATGAGTGAATTAATGGGTTCTATGTTTGTACAAGGTATACAAGCGTCATATCAACGTGGAATAGAGTTTCAAGTATTTGTAGATGGTTTAGAGGGTGTCCCACCTGCAGTAAAAAAATCATTAACAAATTTATATGAAACATTTGACGGAAAAGTTCCTACACAAAAAGAAATCATGAATTTCTTAAAAGAACAAATGGGTGATTGGTATAATAAAAAAGCAAATGAAATTGGCGACAATTTACAAAGTTGGTTACCAAAAAAACCAAGCATTAAAACAAGCACTCTTCCACCACATGAATACGAATACAATATGTATGACGACACATATAAGAAAAAATAATGTGTAAAAAGTGCAAAAAAATACGAAAAATTATTAAGCAAATCATTTTAAGGAGAAACAAAAAATGAGAATGACTGAATTATTAACAACCACGCCAATAGCACAAAGACGAAGTATAAGAGGCCTTAAAAAAAGGGTTCTTACAAGCTTTGATGCAGGCAAGATAATCCCATTATCTTATGAGTGGTTACACAGAGAGGACGCAGTACAATCTGGACGTGTACGTATAAACGTTCAATCGGAAATGTTTGCGGACGGAATGCCAATGAACGGTATTGCAGTAAATGTATATGCACACGCAGTATCACAAGCATGCTATGAACGTTTTGGCGGTAGCATAGATGAGGTAAACAAATCATATGCAAAAGAAAATGGTGCGGCAGGAAGTGTAGTACCATTTTTTGAAAGTAACAAATTATGGGATCCTGGAAATGAAGTTGTTCGACTTTTGTACAGTGATAATTTTGACACAGTAAATCATTATAATTCTGGTGTTGATACATTTTATCAAACAATGGGAATACACACAGCAGCAACAAGCAACAATACAACAATTGTTGAAGCTTATAATGCAATAGTTAACCATAGACGCAAAGCACGTTCAAAATCGTTACCACTTAGAAACGCATTTGATCATAGATTAGCTGAGGCGTTTTGGTTAAATACTGGATATAATGACATCGTTGCAGATTTTGACGCCAAGCTATTGGACGGAGAAGTATCTTTGCAAGGATTAACATTTCAAGCACCAATCAAAGCACCTAATGCTTTATATGGTACAGCAACATCTTCAGAAGGTGGAACAGCAACCGGTCATGCACCACACCAAGATGCCGTATTAATTGACGAAGGCGATATGTATCTATTTGAAGATATATACGCTGAGTTATCAACAGGCGGTAATGCTACAATGTCATTGGCTGATTTAGATCAGGCACGCAAAACAGTAGCATATGCAAAATTAAGAAGTAAGTATGATTGGATTGATGATCAGTATGTAATTGACCTTCTTATGCAAGGGATTACAATCCCCAGTTTATTGCAAACTCAACCAATATTAATTGGTAAAAAAACAACTATGTTGAATTTCAATGAACGTTTTGCAACAGATGGCGCAAATTTAGATACTAAAGTTGCGAACGGTTCAGCTACAATTGATATGAATATATCAACACCACGTATGCCTTACGGTGCTGTAATTATGTATACAATGGAAGTTGTACCAGAACAGTTATGGGAACGGTCAAAAGATCCGTTTTTATATACAACTGATACAGATACATTGCCAAACAGCCTACGTGATACATTGGATCCGCAGAAGGTGCAAACTGTCAAAGCAGATACACTCGATGTA